GTCACGATACACTTGGTATCTTCCTGACAATGTACCGATTCTTTCAATACCCATGTTGTATTGGTCTTGCTCAGGAGCTGCGTTTGATACGTGGAAGTACTCCAAGTCATCAAAGATAGCAGATACTTCAGAAGATACAACAATCCAGTTAGCACCACCTCTTAAAGTTGATTTGTGGATTTGAGCTGACAATTGGTTAATCGCAGTAATCAAAGTTTGGTTCCAATCTTTTTGAGTGTAAGGAGTAGTACCAGCAGAAGATAGTCTCTTCCAACCGTTGTAATCCCATCTCAAGTTCCAAGCCGCACCTTTTCTCAAATCTCTCAAGATTTCTCTATCAATTTCTGCTGCAACTTGCTCAGATAACAATGCTGTCAATTCAGCTTCAGCATCAATGTTGTGGAACGCCGCAACGTCTTGAGCTAATTCAGGAGACCATTGTGCTCTCAATTTTCTTTCTGTAACAGAAACTGTTACTGACTCAAGGTCAAAAGAAACTTCACCAATTTGGTCTTCAAATTCCAACTCTTTGTAGTTTCTGTAAATTGCGTAGAACGCATTGTTAACAACAGTTGAAGATGAGAATGTTGAACCTGTGTAACCGTCCATAGATGAATCACCACAAGTGATACAAACAGGAGCTTGTAAATCCATTTCTAAGAAAATAAATCCATCAGCGTCACAAATATTGTAATAAGAACCACCTGAGTTATTAGCAGTTGGCCAAGTAGTGTTTACTTGATTACCGTATTGAACAATACCTTTACCATATCTTTGAGTTACAACTCTGAATAAGTAAGGGTTAGTTGTGTTTGCTGAAGTATAAACGTTACCAGCTACACCTAAGATGTTCAAACCTGATAAGAATTCTTCAGTATCCATAGTATTACCATTAGGACCAATCAATTGACCAGCACCAGCGTTAGAGAAACCACTCATAACAATAATTACTTTTCTGTAATTATCTGTAGTGTAAGCGCTAGGAACTAATACACCAGCATTAGACCAAGCGTAAGTTACAGTTGATGCAGTTACTGCTGTCCACTGACCTTTTGAATAGTCAAACAAACCAGGAGGGTTCAAACCAGCTTCGTTACCTTCGTAGAATAAGTCATACAAATCCTTATTGTAAATAGGATTGTAAAGACCATTACTATCTGCAGCACTATAACCAGCATCTGGGTTACCAGGATAGTTTCCAGGAGAACCAATAGGAGCGTAGTGTGAACCTGATTGTCCAAACAAACCATCCGCTGAAGTTCCACCAGAATAACCTTGAATTTTAGGTACGAAGTAGAACAATTTACCGATTGGTAAGTTCATTGCTTGTACAGACACGATGTCGTTAGCTAATAATTTAGAGAATACTCTTCTCACGATTGGGAAAACAACCGTTTCAAAAGAACCTGAATCAGAAGTTGAAGAAGCTTCGTTAATTAAGTGTGAAGCTTGGTTTTCATACAACTGAGCCACGTTTTCTTTCATGTGACCTTTTAGACCTTCTAAAAAGCCAAGTTTATCCCATTTGTTGATTGTGTCTTCTTTGATAACTTTAAGGTGTTTCAAACCAATGTTACCAACAAGACCGCTTTCTAATAATGCACCCATTTTAGTATTTTTTTTGTTTTTAAGTTTTATTTATTTTTATTTTTGTATTTTTTGCATAATATCCTTCATTCTTAAAAATTGTGGATTTTCATACGTTTTTGACTCAATTAAGTTTTGTGAAGAACCTGATGCTGGAGATTTTCCAATTTTTTCAATAGATTCTGTTACAACACTTTGAGTACTGTTTGTTGTGTTTAATTCTCCTTTAATTGATGAGTATAAAGTTTTTGATTCTTTTAATGATTCAACATCATCAAATCTTCTTAAGATATTAATTTTCTCTTGTTTTGTTGTTGTATGTTCAGTGAACAATCTTGTAGCATAAGCCAAGTTTGAATTAAACACAGCAACTTCATTTAATTTTTCTCTGAAAATATTAAGTGCTTTTCTGTATTCTTCATTCTTCTCTCTCAATCTTTCAACTTCTTCAGCAAGAGCTTGATTTGGAATTACTTTCATTTTAGGTAAACCTTTTCTTTCAGCGTAATTTCTAGTTCCATTACCTAATGTTCTAGCAGCTTCTTTAGTTTCCTCTTTTTCGTAATCTTTGTAATGACCACCTTTTTCACCAGCTTTCTTTTCAACACCATCAACATCCTTACGTCTGTATTCGTGTTTTTTAGAACCGTATTTTTCTTCCATTTCAGCCTCAGTGTATTCAAATTTCTTAGGTTTCAAATTCATACCAACTCCTTTAGCCTTACCTTTTGGTTCAATAGCCGCTTCTTTGGTTTCCATTTTTCTACCTTCTTTATATTCAAATTTAGCACTTCCGGTTTTAACACCTTTACCTACTACAGGTTTACTCATCATTGACCCTTCTTTAGTTTCCATTTTTTTAGCTTTGTTAGTTAAAGAGGATTTAGTTAATTTACCCATAACTGGTTTAATTGTCATTTTACTTTCAGACATACTTTCATCTGAATCATCAGAATCATCCATATCTTCGTCTTCATCCATTTCAATTTCATATACTACCTCATCATCCATATCTTCTTCATCCATATCTTCTTCATACATAGATTCTTCGTCCATGTTCATCTCTTCACCAAAAATATCAGCCATCATAGAATCTAAATCCTCATCTGATAATTCTTCTTCTTCATCCATTTCTTCCATAGTTTCTTCTTCCATGTCACTTTCAGTTTGAATAATATATTCAACATCTTCGTCTTCATCATTTAAAGTAATGTTGTTACCATCTTGTTTAACAATGATACCATCTTCATCACTCATAGATTTGAAAACCTTTAAGATTTCATCATCGGATGCGTTTGTAAGGTCAATTGGTAGTGTATCATCAGAATCCATATCAAAGTCCATTTCAAGTTCATCATCCGATTCATCATCGTCAGAATCCATATCAATGTCCATTTCAACATCATCCATTTCTTCATCATCAGAATCCATATCAATATCCATGTCTAACTCATCTTCCGATTGTTCATCCATTTCAACATCCATTGATTCATCTTCAGCCTCATTTTTCAAAGACTCTTTTACTAGTTCTGAGATTTCTTCCTTCATTGTAGAAGCAAGTATTCCTTTTGCATTTTCGGCAACTACTTGTTCCAAATTTTTCATTTGTAGTAGTGCTTCCTCAACTAACGACTTTTTTTCTGTCATATTATTATAGAATAATTTAACATATAAATATATCCATATGTTAAAAAATTCTGTTTGGGCTTGTCAAAAACCCTAAATAAATAAAAAACCCCTCGGTTAGGAGGGGTTTTTATTAATCTTCAATAACTTCGTCTATTTTACTCTCGGAGACTGCTGTGATTCTCCAATCATGTTGAAACCCTGTATATCGGGATGTCACCTTGGCTTCAACATCAGTTACAGAGTAACCTTTAACCAATTTTTCCTCTCGGATTTTTTTTAATTTTCCTGTATTTTCATCAGGTAAATCGTACTGTACTTTTGCTACAAAATATTTTTCGTCCATGTTTTTTAAATTATCTGTCCAAATAATGGTTTAATTTTTTTAATAAGTCAATAGAGCGGTTCATTTTTGTTCCACTTTCCTGTTCGATTGGAGACATTCTTGAAACTTTTTCTTCTTCTAAATTTTCTTCAAATTTGTTTCTGTCATCAGGGTTTGTAAACAAATATGCTCCTGGTGTAGATGGTGAAGATACCAAATCAAAACAGATTAATTCAAAATCATCTTGTACTTCATTCTGTTCACCACTCTTTTTTAAAGAACCAACCCCACGTGAAGATATACCCAAAGTAACACCTTGTCTTAACAAGTTTGCTGCTTGGTCACCCTTTGTAGATACAATCCCTCTCTCATGAAATCCTGGTGATGTTAGAAGACGTAACTTACCCATAAGGATATGTCCGTCCCACCATATATCATTGATGATGTGAGACACACGGTCAAGGTCAATTAATGATGATTCAGGGTGATTTAATTCTGAAAGAGATGTTCCTTTTTGAATCATCTTTTTATAATTCTCAGATTCACGTTTTAAGATTCTTTCAGGATACACTCTACCATTACGGTTTGGTGTGTTGTATTTTTGAAGTACGGCATAGAATTCAAAAGGTTTTGAATAATCCAAGAAGTTCTTGTGATTTTCTTCAAGCATCTTTTTATTAAATTCATGAGATGGTGACACATATCCTGCGTCCATTTCAATCAATATTCCTTTACCTGTCTCGGTAGGTCCTAATATTTTCATACGTATGTTTTAGTAATAAATACTAGGATGCTTCTTCTTTGCTCTTTTTAGATAGTGTAAAATCAAAATACTCGTTCTTTTTGAAGTTTTCAATATAAATTTCTTTGGCAATTCTTTTTAATTTATCTTTAAGAATTGTATCTTTGAAATCCACTTCCTGTGATAAAAATAAAGTAATTTCCAAATTCATAAAACTTTTTTTACCATAAACAATTCCGCTAGTTCTCAAATCCAAATCAACAATATAGTTGTCTTTAAAAAATGTGGGGTCTAATATTTCAAATATTGTGTGTTTTATTTGTCTACTAAAATTTGATACTATTCTCTCCCAATTGTCATAACTTTGTTTTGGTGAAACCCAACTTTGTAAATTAAGATAAACTGATTTAAAATTTTTGGAATCAACTGTTCCATAACTCACTTTTGAATTGTTGAATCCTACAATTCGTGATGTTTTTCCTTTTTTCATTAATAATCATGTGTATAAATTGTTTATTGTTTGAAAAAAAATAATCTAATTTTATTCTATTGTCAAATTTTTACCAATTTTGTATTATTTACTATAATATGTTAAAAGTAAAAATAGACGAAAAGACTCCATT